CAACAAAGCTTTAGCATCAACTGGAGGAGCTAACACAGTTCAATCAACTGGTAATGTTGGTGGATCTACTGCAAATGCAACTCTATCCACTGCACAACTTGCATCACACAGTCACACAGCAGGATCAGCTGGTGGGGGCCCAGGTGGTGGAGGTACTGGTATGAGCATTCACAGAGGTAACCAGGCTCAAACTGGTTCCACTGGTTCTGGGGGAGGTCACTCTCATAATATGAGTGCAACATTTACAGGTGATTCAACTTCTGTTTTACAACCTTACTTAACTATTATATATATTATAAAAACTTAGGAGAAATATGATTGGAAATTGGACAGTAGTTTTTGAGGACAAAATGATAGTAAATCAAACAGTGTTAAATGATGAAGGATTTGGCACAAGATATATAATCGAGGATGATGCCTTTTGGGGTAAACCAGAATTTTCAAATATTTGGGCGATACAAAAAGATGCTCCAAATATTAATGATGAGGTAGAGCACAGAGATGATAAACATCACTGTTCGCTATCAGATGAGGGTATAGATTTTCAACAATTTATTGACAAATGGGACGCAGCACATTTAGCTCAACTTCAAGCTGATTGGGATGCTGATGAGAGAGATGAATCTGAAAAAGGCCCAAGACCTACCTCTTATTCTTCATAGTATTAAAAGATACCACTAATCTTTCTTCATTTGTATCAAGTTTATTTACTTGATGAGGTATATCAGACGGAAACAATAACAATTTATTTTTTTTAAATTCATACGAATAAGAATCATAATATCTGTCAAAAAATAAAGTAGGACTTTTTCCTTGTATATAAATTATACCTGAATAGTTTGACCCTGGATGCGTATGAATACTATGAGAATCATCTTTATTATAAAGTTGTGCCCAGTTATCACATAAAAACAATTCATGACTATCTAAAATAGCAATGATTTGTTGTTTCAGATTTTTTAGAATAGGAAAATTTAAAACATTCAAGTATTGAAATGTATTTTTTTGTTCATTAGTTTTGACATCTTTAACTAAAAATAAAATTTGATTTATCTCATCCTCTAATATGTTTAAATCATATTCATAAAATAAATTTTGATATTCAAATGGATCAAAGTAATTAGACACTATCTTAACATCATCCAAGATGTAATAATATATTTTTCACCTGATAAAGGTGGGTTTCCTCTATGTACATATGGAAAACTTGAAGGCCATATAACAATTCTTCCAGCTTTTGGTTTCACTCTTTTTTTAAAATGTAAGAACTCCGTTTCACCACCCTCTTCAACATCATTTAAATAAATGGAAAAAACAAGTGCTCTAGGTTCATTTTGAAAACCAGCACTATGTTCTACGTGCCATATGTGATAACCTTCTCCTGGTAATGTTTTTTGAATTTTCAAACTTGTGTAAAAAAATTCATCTTGACCAAAAGATTTTACTATGCCTGTCATCTCATCATAGTGTCTATACGCTTGATCAAAATTAGCTATTAAAGATTTAAGCTCTGAGTGCCATACGTCAATTGTTTCGATGCTGCAAAAATATTGTTGATCTTGTTTATCTAAGACTGATGCTTTTTCAGAGGTTTGTCTATTGATAGTCCTATTAAATTTAGTTTGATTTTCAAATAAACTTATAGCTCTTTGACATTCAAATTCAGTAATGTAATTATCATATACACCTATAAAATTATTAATTGAAACTTCCCTCTCCATTACTTATCCTTTAATAATAAATGAAAACCCAAACCTATCCTATCTTTTTTAGAACGGTTTACATCTACATAGTGAATTAAATTACTATTAAAAAAAACTCCTGTATTAGATTTAGGAATTATTTGTATGCAGTTATAATTGTTGTTTTCTGACATCCTACTGGAAAAGGTATTTATAAACATATTTGGAAGGGGGTTCATAATAATTATATTACCAGAATCTTCATCGCCTTGTAACCAATATGCCCCGCTATATTGACCACCCTCATGATAATGCATTGTATGATATGCACCGTTACTATTTATGTTAGCAAAAAATTTAATTACTGAAACATCCATATTGTAGTTGCCCACACATTTTTGAAAATATTCTACAAATTCTTTAAGAATCATTGTTTTAATGTGTGAAAAATTAACGTTATTATTTATTTCTTTCTGCCATCCGTTAACATTACTGCTACCATCTGATTTGCTATTAAGTTTCTTTATTTCATATAACATATCAATTGCATTTTGTGTGTAATTTTTATCTCCTGAAAACACTCCTACATCTTCTTTAAATGTAAAATTATCAATAATCATTTATTAAGTTCTTTATGAATTTCCCAAACATCATCGTGTTGAAATATATTAAATATTAAACTATACCTTAATTTATCTTCAACACCTTTATCAACACCATGAACTATTTGTGGAGGCAATATATAATAAGCTCCAGGCTCTGGAGTAATTTTTATATTTAGCTCTGGTAATATCAGATCGGATCCTTTCGTTAAATATAGTATACCACTCCATGTGGTATGAATATGACCTGTAACTATTTCATCGGGTTTTAATTCTACCCCCCAAGCTTCAGGAATATATTTTTTTTGATAAAAATATTTAAATAAATCTGGTGAGGAAGGTTGATTAACATTAATTATGTAATTTATAAATTCATTAAAGTTTTTGTTTTTTGTGAAAAATGTCCAGTCCGTCATTCTGCCTTTAACATGAGTTTTCGCCTCAAGATCTTCTAATAAATTATTTTTAATATCTATAATAAAATTATTAATTTTATCAGGAAATGGATATGTTCCAAAAACGATATCAACAGTTCTAGGATATGTAACTTTTAATGTGTTTTTTTGTTCATAAAAGACGTTCTGTTCAATAATACTAATCATTGTCTTTTGTTTATATTATGATATTAGAAATATCAATAAATATATGATTAAAGTAATAAAAGGTGTTCTAACAGTTACGGATTGTTTTGATTTGTATGAAGGGTTAATTAATCAAAATATTTGGACTTTAGATCGGGCATCAGATAGAGCATCTGGAGGTGCTTTTCCAGGAGTAACATTAATTGAAGATAACGTAGTTGTTAACAATTTTCCTTATTGGGTTGGTTATTTTAATTGTTTGTTTGATAGAATAAATATTTGTTTACAAGAGCAACATAACTTTCATTTAGTAAAAAGCATAAGCCGAATAAATTTAAATGCAGCAAATGACAACCATTATGTAGAATTTCATCGTGACGCAGATAAAAATCTTTACAGTATAGTAGGTTTTTTTACACCACAATGGGCTGAGGACTGGGGCGGTGAATTAAATATTGAGGGCTCTGTGCACAAATATAATCCAGGTGATTTTATTTTGTTTGATTCTACTATGCTTCACAAATCGCAACCAATAAAAAAAATACCTTATTGGAGAACATCTGTAAGTTATATGATAAACAAAATCAAAAAATGATTAGAATAGTTGATGATTTTTTTGATGAAAAATCATTAAAGGAATTTCAAAAGTTTTGTGCTGGTAGATTAAAATTCGAACCAAAATATTTTGAAGGCACAACAGAAAAAACAGAAAAAAATTATTATGGTATGCGATATGAGCTTCGTAATAATCAAAAGTTATTAAAACTATTGTGTCATCAAACAGAATATAAATTTAAAATAAAAAATATCAAAGTTTATGATGATTCTGGAATAGACATGAGGCAATTAAATATGTTTAAACCACACAAAGACAATGCCAAAATGAACATGTTATTTATGATAGACGGCCCTGTTGCAATTAATAATGGAACAGTTTTTTATACACCCTCCAATGGTCCTGATGATGATGCACCAGATAGAAACTATGAAATAGATATGCATGTTGGTTTTAAACCAAATAGAGCCATCTTGTTTCCATCTAACAAAATGCATAGTGCATCTGTTAGTGAAATAAAAAATATAAAAAGATATACCGCAACTTTATTCATAGCAGAATATTCTTTTTGATATGGATACTTCAGAAGCGATTATGCATTTTAAAAATTTTTTTGATAAAGATGTAGGAGACTATTGCGTTGATTTTATAAAACATAGAAAAAATCAATCGAGTAAACTTACTGTTGTTTATGATAAAGAAGTCGTTGATACTAGTATTAGAGATGTTAACGGCTATAGACTTTGTTTAGATAAACCATCTGACTTGTTTGTATTTTATAAGATTAAAATGCAGATAGAAAGAATGATAACTAATTATTTAGCTAAATTTCCAAAGTGTGAGTATCATAGCATACTACAAATAGATTTATTACATTATACCCAAGGCGGTAAATATGACTATCATCAAGATGCGATAAGGGGGTCTGGTCGGAATGTGTCCTGTATAAT